GTCTTGCCATAAGCCGGGTCGACCGTAATAAATCATTAGTTCTTTTAGTTGCTCTTCTTTTTTATTTATCTGCTCAAGCGCTATAAACTCTTCTAAGTCTTGGCTTGGCTGCCAAACAGAATTCTTCTTTTTGGTGCCCTTCTTGTGCAACACGTCTTTAGCAAAGACGAAATCGCTGACAGCTTTTCCACAGTCAGCGAGTTCTTTACCGTTCGACAGAGTCTGTTTGATAATAGCAAAGGCAGCATTTGCGGCAGCGAGTTCCGCAAGCAACTTTTCTAATCCTCGTCTTTATACAACTTCCACAGTTTTACACCAATATAAGCAATTGACATAACTCCTAACACCAGTGCCATCCATTCATTCAGCGCTGGAAGCCACAGGGGAGCTGAAATGCCCCCTGTAGCGATAGCAATATCATTGTGGTTCATTAGGCGTTCTCCAGTGCCACTACCCTAGCCAACAGAGCATCATAATCGCTCTGCAGCTGGTCGTGCTTGTCAGAGAGTTCGCGCAATGCCTTCCAGAGAATTGGGGTCATATCACCCATAGTGAAACGCTGAACCTCAAATCCATGCAAATCATCAATTTCAGGAAAGCTAACACGAGCATCGCTATACTGTTCTGGAAGTTGTTCTGCGACATCTTGAGCAATAAAGCCAAACTCACGTTTATCAAACTTATGTGTGGCGGCTTCATATGCTTCTTGGTCGAAGGTGTAAGTCTGCACTAAGTCTAAATCTTCGTTTAACTGCTCTCTGGTGTATTGCCCAACATAATAATCGTTACGATTGTTTTTGTAGAAGGCTTTAGGCTCAATAGCGTTTACGAAGTCCAAACCAACAGCAAGTGCCTCAATATTAGTCTTATCTCGTCTATCTGAAACTGCTGAAATAGAGGTGTCTTGACAGCGCAAGTCAGTAATTGATGAGTTACCCAGCACAAACTTATTGCTGGCATTTGCGTTTGCCCCATTTCCTATCGCAGTGGCATTTGTGCCTGATGCGCTTGCCTGTATGCCAACTGCGGTTGCATTAGAGCCTGTCTGATACGCTTGATATCCAACAGCTGTACCATTGCTCTGAGCGTAAGCATAAGCCCCAAATGCTTGCCCACTGCCGTAAGCTGATGTGTGGTACGAGGTGCTATAGCCTGTTCCAACCGCAACTGAACTAACGCCATTACAAACTGAATAAGCACCAATTGAAACCCCACCATTAACATAGTTACCAGTTGAAGCACCCTTACCAATGGTAACTTGATTATCCCTTGAATTGGTTGCACCCCACCCAATAGCAATACTACCTGTTGAGGAAGAGCCATTAACTGCCGCAGAGCCTAAACTAATTGAATAGTTAGCTACTGCGTCTGAATAGCGTCCAATAGCAATACAATGGTCGTTATATGCTTCAGCAACTTCGCCAATTGCTATACTAGAATTACCATGAGCGTATGCGCTATAACCGATAGCTGTAGTGTATCCGTTACTGCTTTGTGCGCTTGCATTTAACCCAATGGCGATACTTCTGAAATAGGCTGCTGTTGTTGCACCATTACCTATAGCCACACTATCACTGCCTGTAGCGGTAGCCGTACCAGTACCCGAAACAGCTATGTTACTAGGCAAACCACCTCCACCAGCGGCTGAATCGACATAGGCTTTAGTAGCCAAGTCCATATTGTCGCTTGGGGTGTAGCTTGTGTTGCCAACCCGAATAGAGGTGTAGCCAGTTGTGTTGCTAGCATCACCAAGCATTAGCTGGTTAGCAGTTGCAGTTGCTGCACTGTAGCCAATTGCTGTGCTATAGTTGCCTGTAGCAGATGCCTGATAACCCAGCCCAATCGCTACTGTTCCGCCAGTTGCTTCTTGCCCAAGAGCGATACCCCTGTTGCCATTCACTGTACTGCTTAGGCCTAGTGCCACCCCACCATCGTTTCCAGATGTTGCGGCAGAGCCAATAGCTACCGAAGCACCAGCTGTGCTAGATGAAGTCTCACCAATAGCGATTGCGTCTATGCCTGTCGCAGAGGCGGCTGTACCTGTACTATTGGCCACGCCATAGCTACCCAACCCACCACTGCTACCACCACCAGCGTTAGCATCGACATAGGCTTTAGTAGCTAAATCCATGTTGTCGGAAGGTGCATAGCTGGAATTACCAACTCTAACACTGCTAATTGTAGAACCGCCCAGCATAATCTGGTTTGCTTGCGTTGCAGAGGCTAGATTACCAATAGCGACTGAGCTTGTGTAAGTTGAGTCTCCAACAGAAGCAAAGCGTCCAAGGGCAATACTTTGCCCAGCGTCAACAGATGCACCAATGCCAATGCTTATCGCATCTTGCCCTGCTGTTTCGCCATTCCCAATAACAATGCTGTTGTTACCAGCGGCATCTTTAATAGTTCCGCTCTGAGGTCCTGAGGAAATATTGATTGCATAGTTTCCGCTCGTTTTTGCCTTATAGCCAAGGCTTATGGAGTAATCACCTGTCGCAGCCGCCACATAACCAAGGCTCATGCTACTATTGCCCGGTGTGGTGGGAGATGTGTTGTCAAATGCACTTATGTCTGCCCAAGGAACTGACGAGCCACTAGATAGCGTTTCTGGCTGCCAGCCATTTGTGGTGTCATAAGTCAGCACCTGTCCATCTGTTGGGGCTGTAGAAGCCACATCGGACAGGTCAGATAGGCTCTCGCCAGTGATGTCGGTCAGATAACCAGACAGGCTAGGAGTGCCAGTAAGGTCAGCATACGCACCTGAAGTAGCTACAGTAGCTAAAGTGGGCGTACCTGTAATGTCAGCATACGCTCCGCTGGTTGCCACATTAGCCAAGCTGGCTGTTGTCGCATAGCTGGAAAGGTCGGGTGGAGTGTAAGTAAATACACCTGTCGTATTGTCATAAGCCAAACCAGTAGTGCCAGCGGCTGCTGTCGAAGCTGATAAATCAGTCAGCGTAAGTGCATTACTGCTAGTCGCACCAGAGAAATCGATAGTGCCACCAGTAACTGTTATGCCATCGGTTATCGTTAAACCGCCAGTAACTGTAAAGCCACCAGGGGTTTCTAAATCTGCTTCACTCATTATTTGTTACTCCGATTAAACTAAAACAGCAGTCCATTTATAGACTGTGCTGGCTGTTGTCTTGTTCTTGACTTGTAGATAGATTTTATTGGTTGAGGTGTCCCATCGGAAACCGCTGTAAGCGATTTGCCCTGAGAAACTTGCGCCATTCCCAATGGTCGGGAATGTTGTCCAATTAGAAAAGCTGGGATTTCCACTGTTAAATGAGAACAGAATACGCATGGTAGTGGTTTGCATTGATGTACCAGTGCCTGTGGTGGCGTGAAGTACAATGTCTAATGCACCAGTAAAGCCATCGTCTGTGTCCACTATTTCACCAGCGTCCACATAAGTGGTGCTAGTGGTTGTAAATGCACCAGTAACGATGTTGCTACCACCAGCGTTATCATCGACATACTTTTTCGTGGCCAAGTCCATGTCATTGGATGGGCTGTAAGTGGTGTTGCCTACACGAATTGAGGTAAAGCCTGAAGATGCGCTACTTCCACCCAACATAAGCTGGTTAGAAGCATCTGTGTTTGCGTAGTACCCCAGAGCAACTGATTTTGATTGGTCAGCAGTGGTATTATAACCAATCGCAATGCTGTTAGACTGTGTGCTATTTGACGAGTAGCCTATCGAGATTGAACTACTACCGCTTGGATTTGCGTTATAGCCAAGGCCAATTGAGGCAGTTCCAGAGGCTGGTAAGCCGGTAACATTGCTATCTAGGCCAATGCGAATTGCCCCAGCTCCTGTGGCTTTAGACTTGTTGCCGATAGAAACTGAATCAACCCCTGTGGCTTCTGCACCATAGCCTAGCGCAACTGAGTTATCTGCATTTGCTGTTGGGCTGCCGGAGCTATCTGCGTCAGTACCATGTGCAATATAGTCAATGCTTGAGCCACCTGAAGCATCTGCTGGTTTCCAGTAGCTCTGTGCGTTATCCCAAGTTAACACCTGTCCATCAGTCGGGGCTGTATTGTTTACATCATTTAAGTCAGCCAAGTCTGCGGCTGCAATACGTGCATCAGCCCTTGCATCTGTGTAATATAGATTAGTCGAGCCTTCGGTCAGGTTGTCAGTGGTTGATGAGGTTTCATCAATTAGCTTCACCCAGTTACCATTGTGGGCGAAGTAGCCTTTTCCTGTGCCATGCACATGGGCAAACATACCATGATAGGTAGTCGCTGAAGGCAAGTCGATTTCAGCACTGTACATATTACCGAACAGCACCTTGTTGCCACCCATATCAAGGTCAGACCCAGTGAGGGTTGCTAATGTGAGGTAGCTAGAAAGATCAGGCGGTGTAAGTGTAAACACCCCTGTAGCGCTGTTGTAAGACAGAGCTGCTGTACCAGCTGCGCCTGTAGTTGCACTGAGGTCAGTCAGGTCAATCCCTGAGCCACCGCCACCACCACCAGAGGCTGCTACAGGCGTCCAGTAGCCGTTAGCATTATCCCATGCAAGCACTTGTCCATTTGAGGGGCTTGCACTGGTGTTTACGTTGGACAGGCTGTAAAGGCTTTGACCAGTAATGTCAGTCAAGTAGTTACTGTCGTTTGTCCACTGACTGATGTTGCCAGATTTGTTTGTTAGAGTATCAGTGCTAGAAGCTGTGATGTGTCCTGCTGCTGCAATACGTGCATCTGCTCTGGCATCTGTGTAATACAGATTTGAAGTACCTTCACTGATATCATCTGTGTCAGCTGCAGCTATACGAGCGTCTGCTCTAGCGTCTGTGAAGTAGAGGTTAGTCGTACCTTCGGTAAGGTCGTCTGTATCTGTAAGCGCTGAACCACCACCACCAGTAGCATCAATAGTCAATGAGCCAGCTGCATCATCATAGGTCAGCGTTACGTTACTGCCAGCTGTCAGAAGGGTGTTAACTTGGTCGTCGACACGCTCTGCAGTGAAATACAGATTAGTTGAGCCTTCAACTATATCGTCAGTTGAGCCAGCTGCTGTGTTTGTTGCTGTCCAAGCAGTGCCATTCCAGTAATACAGAAGATTTGTATTTTCATTGTAATATAGCGAGCCATCTTGCGTAGCAGTCGGAGCAGTTTGAAAAGAACCCATATAAAGATTCTTAAATTCAGCTAAAGACGCAGCTGCTTCGGTTGCACTGGTTTCTGCACTATCTGCGCTGTCTTGTGCACTTTGGTAAATAGCAGAATCTGAACCCGATGACGAATAAAAACTACTGGACATTATAAGTCCTCCGAATATCTGAATGATGGCTGTATAGACTGACCACCAGCGTTTAACTCTTGGTCGTTAGACTGTTCCTGTAATTCGGTCATGAATTGAGATAACTTAGTCTCGAATAACTGCTGACGTGAATCTAAATAATAATCAGCAGCGTAAGTCAGCGCTGAATAAATTAAAGCATCAGGTGCCACGTCTCCTAACGTAGTTGTGTCTGTGTCAGACTCAAATCTAGGAAATGATGCGTAATAATATAAGTAAAGAGTGCCTGTTACTGGTACCGGATCTAATAACAGTTCTTCTGCTTGCCTGGTAAATATCGTAGGTTTACCAGTTGCGCCGTCATCGAGTTCTCTGTATCTCGACATAGGCACTCTAATTAATTCTGTTTTGTCGTAATAAAGGCTGATCAGCTGCAAAAAGTCGTTGGGTAAAACCACTTTTGAAGTTGCAGACGCAAAGTTGTATTTTTTGACACGTTCTTGCATCGGTGTGCGCAGCTGTCTACCTAGACGTGTCATGCCTTGCTCTATAAACGTTTCAGTAAGAGCTGTAGTATTATCGCTGCGGTTTAATAACGCTTCAAAGTGGGTCTTAATCTCGCCGTAGTTCATAAGTCCCTCTTATGTTGCAAATCAAATCCGCTTGTCAGTGGTAAGAAAATGGCCCATATCGTTATTTTTAAGCCACTTGATTATATCTTTAATCGGAGCTTTATAGACATCGATGCCTTCTCTGAGCATTTGCTCGCACACAACAACTGGTATTGATGCCATTTTAAGCATCTCGCCAGAATCGGTGTATCCACCTGCAGAGCGTTGATCTGCTAAATCTGTTAGAAATGAGTCCGTAATTTCTTGGCTACTTTTCTTGTAAAGGCCCGATACGTCCTGAATAATATTTGTAGTTATGTCATTAATTTTTGTCACTTATTGCTCCCTTGAAAAGTGTGGGCGCCTCAGTAAGGAGAGCACAACCCAAGACGCCCACACTATTATTTAGGCGATGCCTGTGATAAGGCCAGATGCCTTATAGTTCACATGCTTCAGCCCGTATTCGGTCACCATCATGTGAGTATCTGCGTCGCCAGTTTTCGCAAGTAGCTCGCGAGTCATTGGGCGCAGTTCCATCATCTTCCAGTTTGCTGGATCGTACATGAAGGCTACATCTGTCTTCATGAAGCGGTTCATCACAACGCGCTGTTCACCGTACGGTGAGATGTACACATCGACTACGTTCATCAATGTGCGGCCACCATTAACGAAGTGCTCCTGGCGTGCGTTGCCAGAACCAACAGCTGAGCGAGTGAAACCAGCGATTACTGTTGAATCAGCAGGCTTGATCATCAGGATTGATGCTTCTGAACCTTCATCATACAGCTTATCGCCAAGGTTTAGGATCATCTGCTCAGACAGAGTAGCTGCACCGCCAGCCTCCTGCACAGCAGCGTCGATAACTGCGTTTGAGCCTGCATCATCACCGTGGATGTTTGCAGTTAAACGAGCAGTTGAAGATGAACCTGCAGCAGCGTCGTTGCCGTTAGTTGCGCGGTTACCTACCAGGTTGAATTCGATGTCGCGCTTGAATTCAGCGGCTTTTTTCGAAAGCTGGTAAGCGGTTTCCTGTGCACGACCGTAAGCATCGATGGCGTCGTTTGTGCCTGAAATCTTAATGGTCTTTGACTGGATTTGGGTGTAGTTAGACCGCATTACAGTTGGTGTCAGAGTTGCTGATGAAGCTGTAAAGCCTTCAACCTCTGCGTTTTCTGCAGTTGCAGCCAGCGAATCTTCTTGCCACTGGAAAAGAGTGTTAGAAACTGACTCTTTGCCGATAGATGACATGAAAGGAGTGTTAGTCGGTGTGATATTTGAGATGATGTCTGAAATATCTTCTTTGATCCCGACTTGATCGTACGTGGAATATGTTGCCATTTTATTAGCCCTTAACAAAAAAGTTGATTAGTTAGCAGACCACTTTGCTAAGAATGCATCCTGCGCAGCGTCAACACTGCCTGTCGCAGCTAGACTTTCCATTGCTTTGTTTCTAGCTCGCTGTTGTGTTGACTGCGGATTAGTCACTCCAGGTTTCAATACCTTCTTCGGTGCAGCAGCTCGTTTCTTAGCGGCTACTTTTTTAGCAGCATCATATTTCATAGCTTTATGCACCAATTTAATTGCAGCAGGATCTACGAGTTGGTCTATGTCGTTTTGACTTATTCCTTGACTGACTCCGTAATCGCGGATCTTGTTGTACAGACTCTCAGACCACTCAGGAATATCTTGTGTCAGCTTTTCCATAGCTTCTTTGGCACGAGATTTAAGTTCTTGAGCTTGCTGAACCTGTATCATTTCGAGGTATGTACCAGTCTCTTGGTTCAAAAACTGATAATCGTCGTATGCAGCTTGTGCTTCTTTGCGTAACTGAGCGAATTCGTCATCACCCATTTGCTTAGATGCCAGCAGCATATCGATCTCTGCGTATGGCTTTAGCCGTTCTTCAGCTTTAGCTAGCAGAGTCTGCAGGATAGCAGCGTTTTTCTGTGTTTCATCTTCAAGAGTTTTGCGCATGTCTGCGACTTGTTGAGATTTTTGTGTAAGCGATTTTTCTTGGCCGTACAGTCTTTTAAGATCAGAAACAGATACTTCAAATTCTTCGTCACCAACTTTGACTTTTGTCACATAGTCATCAGCAACAAGTTCTGCTGCTGCTTGCTCCAAAGGTTCGCCGTCTTCGCCGATAGCATCGAGGTCAATTTCTTCTTCTTCAATAACTTCTAGCTCTTCAGCTTCTACTGCCTGTTCTTCGCTTACTTCTTGTTCGGCAGCTTCAGCTTGTACTTCTTCTGCGGGTTCTGATTGCTCCTCAGGAGTTTCTTCCCAACGCTTCATGAAAGCACCAATTGCTTCGTCCACTAGTGGACCTTGTGTCTGGTCTTGTGAGACGCTTTCGGTAGTCTCTGCCATGATTATTCTTCCTTATTCTCTTCAGCTGCTGCGAGGACTTGATCCTTCATAGCAACCTGTTGATTTAGGGTGTTGATTATGTCCTGAACAGCGCGAGCACTGTAGTACGCCGTAGCGCGTGCAGTCTCGTCGTCAGGATCACTTGAAAAGAAAAGTCCTACATAACTGTCCATAAGACCTTTCACTACTTTGCCAAATGCATCGTTAGCCAACAGTGTTTCTGCTGATTGACCTTGATCGATGATTTCTTGTGACATTTTCTCTCCTTAACATTTCCAGCGGCGTCTAGCTGCCTTGCCACGTTCACCTGTCCAGCCTTTTGATCTGGCACAGAATGACTTGCGACGTTTTGCAGCTGTGCTGCCTGGTTTAACTTTGCCTGTCACAGGTGCTTTTAACTTGCCACCTGTGGCGCGATTATATTTAGCTCTGCCTTTCGCAGTGAGACCTGCACCTTTCGATGCAGGAAGTTTCTCACCACGACCGACAGATAACTTGACTTGTTTTTTAGCCATTGCTTATCCTTAAGAATTTGGACTAACGATTGCAGTCCGATTTTCATCGGGTGTCTGCCTAGTAATCTCCAGTTCTTTGTAAGCAATGTCTGCGCGTACTTCTGAATCGAAGTCACGGCGTTCTTCAGAGCTGTACTGAGCAGCAATGTCGACTTCAGCTCGCTGTTTATCAAGCTCAAGTCTTGCCATCTCTAGCTCGACTTTCATCTTAGCTTCTTGCTCTTGCAGTGCTACTTTACGCTCTTCAAGCTCAGCCTGTTTCATTGCAAGCTGCATTTGCATTTCTGCAGCAGGATCAGGTTGAGGCGGAGGCACTTGGTCTGGTGGCGTTAAGTATGTATCAACATCTTTGACGCCAGCATTTATCATTGCCTGGCGCACCATAGCATATCTGTTTTGTGGTTGGTAAAACGGTTGTATGCCAGGGTCTTGTGTAAGAAGCACATGCAACTGCTGAAACTTAGCTGCCTCACGTTCTGTTTCACCATAGCCTAGTCTGAATGACACTTCTACGTCTTTGCGTTGTGCCCAGTCTATTGGCGATATTTGAACGTATGTGCCGGCTACTTGAATAATTTTGTTGTAGTCTTCGTTTTCAATAGCAAGTCTGTAGACTTCTAAGAATAAAGGCTTAAGAAAATTATTAGCAAAGTTTCTGGCAATAATTTTAGAACGCTGCTGTGAGAGATTAACAAGGTTCTCAACCATAGCAGCACTGTTTTGCTTACTAACTGCATCTTTGTTCAATCCTTGCGACAGCTTAGAAACACCAGAAGTATTTTCTGCGTCTTCTTCAAGCTGCATAAGTGATTGAAATACAAAGGGGTTAAGCTGATTTTGCATAAGTGGTGCGACACCGTCTACGCGTGTAACATTGACAATACCACCTAAACGATTGTCTAAAAGCTCGCGTGGATTTGTTAATGCACCTTTTTGCACCAGATATCTTGGGTTAGTAGTTACGGACGCATGATCTAAGATCGAGCGCATTAACGCTGTGCGTGCATTTTGTGTAGGTACTAACTTTAGCCCAAAGCTCTCACCGTGGAAAGCGTGTGGAACAGGTATCGGTGTAAATATAATAAACGGCTGACGATCAACTTGCTCGTACTCAAGCAAAGTGTTGCCTGCAGATATTACTTTATACAACCGAGCTACACCATCACCTTCCATGTCAGCTTCGACATAGCTTTCATAAACTACTATGTCCTTCATCTGCTCTTGACGGTGATGCTCGTCAGGTGTCAACTTCTGTGGACCTGTCTGCTCGTGCCTGTAGTATCGTTCAGTGTAGTTTTCACCTAATGGATCTTCGTCGCCTGCCAGTGCGATGACTGTGTCAACGTCAAAACCCATTTTGATCAAATCGGCTTTTTTCATCGTACGTCTGTGAGCAACAAAACCTTCGTCAACTGAACGTGACATAGGGTTAATCACAAACTCTTCAGGTGGAATAACTTCGATACGCACCTGACTGTTGTCAGTGCTACGAAGTACAATACCTGAAAAACGATTTAAGTTTTCTTCCATGCGCAACAATTCAATGTTGTCTTGGTTCAGCATTGCTGCGAACTCGTCTTCATTTAAGTCTTCAAATTCTTCTTCAATTTGGTCGACTTTTGTTTCCCAGTACACTTTAGCTATGCCGTTTCTAGCCATCAGACCGTCGTGAATTATATCTCTGTAGATACTAAAACCATCGTTCTGGCGATGGATAATGTAATTTGTGTATGTCGTACACACATTAGCCATCTCTACATCTTCTGGTCCTGCTGGCGTAAATTGTACTACGTCAGTCCCTGCAGAAAATGTTTCTAGCAGCAGCGCTTTTAAGCCTTCGACGCCATCGTATACATCTTGTGATACATACGAGCTGTTACCGTTAGACTGTCGCTCTGGTAATTCTGCGTGGTAATACCGAAGCATTTTCTGGCGTTCGTGACTAAGATCGCCGTCGGAATACCCGATCGAGCCTTTGATCTCGTCTCTAACAAGACCCAGCAGCTCATCTTCGGTAAGTGCTGTAAATGTCTCAGCCATCAGATTGCCTCACTGTAATAATCGTCATAAGTTGGAATTGGTTCCCAGCCTTGCTGGTGACCATAGTTTGCTAGTGCTAGTGACATGACACAGTCGTCATGACATCCTGCTTCTGCTTCCATGCCACCTGTTTCTGTTTCTATGTAGGTAAGCATTTCGCGTAGCGTTGTTTTGTCATCACTATGTAGCTCTCGTTCGCGCAGCGTTGCACGAAGCTCGTTTATGACAAGTGGTTTGCTTTTTGCTGTTGTCGAGAAACCTAATTTAATGGTTTCTTTGTCTGTAACTTTGTCCACCATAATCTCGGTGTGAAAGTTAGAGTAATTGTAGTCTTTGTACAGACGAGTGCATGTAAGCAGACCGTGAGAGTTGCTTTCACAGATTATGTAAGCGTTATTAAAAAATTCGCCCATGCGCAATAAAATATCGGCAAAATAATCTGGATGGACGTGCGCTCGGTAACTAGCAACGTGCCTCTTCTTGCTGTCAAGAACTTGTGCTACGCTGTAATCACCACCTCTGATGCCCATAGCTACATCGGCACCGATGGTATAGGTCTCTGATGGATCTACATCATCCCATAGTACCAACTCGCCTCTAGGGTGCGGCTTCCACTCGTCGTCTTCCAAAGCAAGTCGATGTTTGTGTGGTTGTGCTTCATCGATCATGCTAACTAGCTGTTCAGGATTAAATATTGGTCGACCTGACGTAAGAAACGCCTCGTCAGCATCTGAAGGATATTCCTGCCTAAACAGGTCTATGCCGTTTTGTGCTACTTTTTTACGCCTGAACGCTAACTGTTCATCTGTTAAATTAAATTTGTTCCTGAGCTCATCTTCGTCAGGTGTGTATTCCAACGGACCAGTAACCTCTTCCACGTATTCGTCTTGGATGAACCAAGGAAGAAACACTGGGATAAATCCATTCGTACCTTCAACTGCACCTCGCCATAAATCATAAAATTTTCCGGAAACACCATTAGCGGTGGACTCAATAAAGACAGCAGTGTTTTTCCGGTTAGGCACTGCCTGCATAATTGCGTTGAAGTTTTCTTCTGCTGTTGACGGTGACCAGAAAGCTAATTCTGATAAGTGTGCTACTGTTACAGTCTCACCTCGAGCAACAGACTCACCACCTGCTGTTGCAACAACATAGGAACTGTCCAGCACATCAAAGTTAAGTTCTCGCCGTGATGAGTACTTAGTATGCGGCTTGATAGGTTCTGGGCAGTTTTCGTGGTAACGCCTTGTCATATCAAACAGGGCTCGGGTACTGTCTGCATGGTGTGTAACAACCAAGCCACGCTGGGCTCGTCTTTGTGATAGCCACCAGTATAACCAGCCACCAACCATCGTTGACAAACCCATTTGCCGTGCTTTGAGTATTATAACACGTATCTTACCTTCTTCTCTGTATTGGCGCTCGACAGCATACAACAATTGCTGCTGAGCTACATTAAGTTGAAGGTTAGTTACGTCACCGTCTTTAGTTCTAATTTTGAGAGCGTTCCTGGCATAAAAGCCAAAATTATCCCTCAATACTTTGCGTATCTTCTTCGCTTTCTGGTTCATCGAGACTTGCCAGCCACTCTTCAGCGACTGCCTTTACTTCATGCTTGTTCACGGGCTTCTGCTTGGTGAACTCTAAAAGTGCCTTAGCAGCGCCAGCTTTTACGTTGGCGTTGTCAGGACCTTCAGCGATCTCAAGCAGAACTCCAACAGCACGCTTAGCAATGTCGTCGTCGTTTGGTAATAATCCTTGGTCGATCATCTGTTTTACCTTTTTTTCTGCTTTGATTTTTGCTTGCTCACGAGCTTCAGCCAACTCCTCGGGTTGTCTACCCCAGCCGTCAGGTGTTCCCTTTGGCCGATGATTTTTTGCCCCTACTTCCCTTAGCATTTTTAGGTGTCTTTCCCACCTTGGACCGCCCTCCTGCTTCATCCTTGTTATCGGGTGCAGGTGCTTGTTTTCCTCCGTCCATGCCGGTTTTATCTTCGGGTTGGCTCGTAGTCTCTTCGACTTTTGGTTCAGCGACGCGTTTGGTTTCATTGGCTAACACCTCCAACTGTGCCGCAATGCTGTGTCGTACAGCTTGATATGTATGTTTAGAGCTACTGACCAAACTCGCTGGTGGCATAGACTGCAGCAACTCATTACCCATGAGTAATTTGCCTTCTAAACTCCAACGAGAGTCTTTCATGATTTTGTCGAAATGGTCTAAGTAACTGTAAATGTCATAAGGTTTCAATTTGCTCTCCTTAATATTTTATGAAAGTGCATAGTAATTGACTGTGTCTTCGTCACGCCCGAAGGTGTCACTCTTCTGCTCGTCAATTGCGTCAAGCACCTCTAACATTGGTTGTGATATTGACTTGCCGCCTGTTTCATCAGTGATATTGAACTTAACGTTCATATTTGCTGGATCGAGACCGTTAGCTTGCAAGATGTCACGATAGATAGGCATTGAGGCTATCTCTCGCATGATCTGGTAGTACAGCTCACGCATACGCATGCCGTTCTTTGCATGTGTAGCAAAGGCATCGTGTGTATGCATAAATCCTGAAACACCTTCTGCACGAAGACGCTTAGCAAGCTCACGCTGCACATAAGCATCAAGTGCGTGGTTCAAGAACGCTGCAAAACCGCTGATTGACTTCTTATCCATGTAGACAGGAACAGCGGCTCTCTTGTCCTTGTCTATTTCCCACGTAACACGACGTTTCGCACTGTCAGGCATTTTGCCTGTGTAGATAGCTATGTCGCCATCTGGCAGCGGAACACGCACAGCAAAATTGTCTGCGCCTTGCATTTCGAACATACGCTGAGCAATAGCTCTAGCGATGCCTTCAGCAACTGGACTTCCCATAAACTTACTATCAAAGTCAGCTTCAAGCCGTGTTTGGATCATGCGCAACTTTTCTTTCAAGTTGTCAGTCCATTGGCCTGTCTCTGTTCTTTCAGCAAATTCAGGAAGTGACTTGGCAAGCTCATCTGCACCAGATTTCATAGCTGTCAGTTTTACCTGACCGTATGAGCGCCTGTTTGCGATAAACTTCTTAGTAACTTTACGTGTTTTTGTTTGTGGTAAAGCAGTCAGCTCTTGCAAGTATTGAGCACCTGGACGATACAAGTCACCACCTGGACCGTCTGGATCGAAGGTCGACAAGTTAGTTTCTAGTGCCAGGTTGGCGTCACCAGTAAGCACAGCGTGAAGCTGATATGATGAAGATGTCCCGTCAAACCATGTAGGATAAGACGACTTAAACTCTTCCAGCGCCTCCAATGCCTCAGGCATTTGAAACAGCTCACTAGAAGGCATCTTCTTTGCTTCTGGTATTTTGTTTTCGAGAAACGCACGCATGCGCCCAAGTTCAATTGCAGCACGCTGCATCTCAAAACCGTGTTCTGCTACATCGAAAATAGCATGGTTTTTCTGATACAGTGTTACACCAGATTGTTTGTCTAAAAATAACTTTGGTGTGCCACCACGAGTGTGGGAATATACATAGCTGCCTGGCTGACCGTAAGCGTTGACCATATAGTCAATCAACGGCATATCTAAGTCAGACTCTGGTATTGCCTCTGTAATAGGTCGACCAGCAGACTCTAAATATTCGCGCACTGTGCCGAATACAAAACCGGCTCTCTGATTAAATGGCATCTCGTTTGAAATACCAAAATGATCACGTAAGCTATGCAAGAACGATTCAAAGCCTGTTGGGCCAAACGCTTCCCAGTTAGGAAACTCCCATATAGCTTTACCTGCCTTACCTTGGTAAGACGCTGAGCCGTTAAGTGTATCAACACGAAGTCTATCTTGTGCTTGTCTGCGCATAAACAGCGGAGACATGCCACCAGACTCGTTTTGATTGTCTTTGTACTGCTTCAACGCCTCTGCTGAGGCAAGTGTGTAAGCTGAGTCAGTCGTTCCATCCTTTTTGTAAATTAAGTCAAGACCACGATGTGTCTGTGGTGTAGACTGCATCTTGTCCATCATCTCATATATTTTATCGTTGATAACTAGAGCTTGTTTCTGCTCGCGCTCGATAAATGCTATTGTGTTTTCGTATGAGCCGAATGGATGCGACTTAATCTTAATTTTACCTTCTGGGTGTGTTGGCTTTGCTCTGTTTTCAAATTTGCTTACATTGTTTAAGTCAGCCTTGTCAACTAGAGCAGGCAATGTTGGTTCGATCATGTGCACTGGGTACATGACGCCACCAGCAGAAGTTCTAAATGCAAGACCAAAGTCACCAATAACTTTGGCTTTCTGTAACGCTTTAATAATCGTCAAGAACTGGTCTTTGTATTCGTTTACAACTGCTGCTACAGCATCTGCATCTGATACACCTTTAATCATGCCGTCGTCGTTCATGACACCTAAGCCACGAAGGAAGTCTGCGGCAATCATGCCTATTTCAGTGCTAGGTGTGACACGCGAGAACATACGTTGCAGCACTCTGCCTGTAACACCTTCGATGCCTAAGTTATTAGCAATGTTTTCCATTGCCTCATCGTAGGCTTGGTTTACAGGTTTGCGTAGCTCAGCCACTCTTGCGGCGTCTGCTTCAATCTTTTCGAGTGCCTTTAAGCGCTTTGCTACCATTGGCCCGCCAGCTTTGTCTTTTTTGGCGTATGCAATGTCAGGTACATATAGATCCGCGTAGTCTTGGTTAATCTGCTTCTGATAAGTCTTACCAGTATAGATATCGTCAAGCACACTGTTTACAGAGTTGAAGCCGTTACCTTCGATTAAGTTTTTGAATGCTTCAATTAGGTCTCTAATTTTAGCAACAATATAACGAGGTATCGACTGGCCTTCTAAACGCTCGTTTTGCAGTCTAGCTGATGTTTCAGCCAAGCCTTCCAAAAACTTTGCGCTCTCCGGCAGGTCTGAGTATAGTTCGTCAACCTCTGCCATAACTTCATTGAAGATAGCGTGGTTGCGTATGGTATTCATTTCATTTTCTGTCAGTCTGTTTTCGACTGCATGGAAAATTTCGTGAAGTGTCTTTACTCTGTCGCCATCTGATGTGAGTGTGATCAGGTTCTGTCTGCGGTAATAAGCATCATCACTAGCGTTGAACTTAACGTTGAACCCGTTGCCTAATGCATCTGCGAGAAGCTGGGTGCGCTGTTCATTTGTGATAGGGTTGCCTGCTTTGTGCAGTGAACGTGTTCTGAATACGTCTGATTTAGCCAGAGCGTTTGGAGACAGCATGTATTCAGTAATGGTTCTACCGAATGATGTCTTGTACTCTTGGCGTTTAATCAAACCGTTTTTCAGCATCTGATCAAACTGAGTTTCAGGCATCATTATAGACACACGACCAGTATTTACAGTGTCTAGTTTTACCTGAGCAAAACTGTCTGCATCTCTTGGATCTGCTGCGGCGTAAACGATAGGTGTGCCAAAGCCTTCGCGTTCAATTGTTTCTGCATCTTCAAGTGAGGTACCGTGGTGCAGTATCATTTGACGTTCGCCAAGCGCTTGAGCAGCGTCCATCTCCTCTTGGATGATGTCGCCACCTGGTACACCTGCAAAGCGAGATTGCTGAGCGTTAGCAGGCGGGTTTTTTGGCCCGAAGTTGCCTAGTGGCAGCAGAAAGTCGATAATGTATTCTGCGTGCTCTGGAAACTCATCGAATGTTTTGTTTATTAACTCTTGTTTTGCAGCCTGATTTTTAGCTGCTGCCACGCTGAGAGCGCGTGCTTGCAAGACTGGTGTCGGAGCATTCTGCACTGCGACATCAGCAGTTTGGCCAGCTTGTCTAACAGTTTCATCGTAAGATGCTTGATTTCTGATAGGCATGCCTGTGTTGTTGGTGCCAGCTTGATCTGGTCGCAGAGTGGGCACCTGTGTATTATTGGCATCTTGTTGTCCTTGTTGAGGCTGTTGTGGCGCTAAATTGCCACGCTGGCCTTCTACGGGTGTCTGTTGGGTTTGCGTAGGGGTTTGTGTTTGTTGCTGTTCTTGAGCAGGATTAAGATTTATACCTGGCTTGTCTTTGAACTTTTTAACAGCAGTTTTTACGCGATTGCGAGACTGTGTTGCGTAGTCAAGAGCACGACCGCCAATGGCTAAAGCTGTGGTGCTGCCACCAGACAGTAGTGTTAAGCCAGTTGCAACACCAGTTTGTTGTAAGCCTTGGTTTCTGCCAAAAGTGCCTAGTTTGCGCAAACCTTCTGTAATGCTGAACGCATCTGTGTAACGGCTTACTCCACCTTTAACACCTTGCTTGTTAAACCGAGTAAGGATGTTTAACTTGCGAGCAAGTGCACCTAACTCTGGGTTAATCTGTGAAAGTGCTTCGATGTCACCAGATGAGGCTTCGTTTTTAGCAAGATTTTTAGCGCGCTTCTCTGCCGTCTTAAATTCAGCAGACTTTACATCTGCGCCTCGCAGCTTTGCTTCATCACGAAGCGCGTCAAAGCGCTTCATGTATTCTGTGTGCAAATCTTTTAGTGTTTGCTCTGCATCAGACAGGCTTTTGGTAGGCTTTCTGTCAGGATACTGCGTAGACAGATTTTCTATGTCCCTAGACACATCTGCTAGTGCTTCTGTGTCACCTTGGTGGATAGATTTAAGAGATGAACCAGAGACGCTCTCAGCAGCCTTTAATACAGCACCAGGTGTTTGAGTCGCAACACGCATACCTCCACCACCTGCAGCACCTGCGGCAGCAGACTCTTTCAAGCGTGTGTAAATCTCGTTAGCACTATATTCTTTGCCAGCAAACTTACCGGCAGTCATCTGCACTACATCTTCAGCAGCTTCAGTGATACCTTCTTTGGCTGCAGCAGCAATCAAATCTTTTGCAGCTTGTCCTGCGCCTCTGCGGCGAAGCTCGTTTGCTGCGCCTTGCACGCCTAGTGCATTTATTGTCGAAGGTGTCATGCCTTTCAGCACGCCTTTGGCACCTATGCTGTTTAACAGTGTCATAACGACACCTGCACCAGTAGCTAGCGCAACTTTGTTTTCGCTGTCAGTGTCCTTTACTTCCTGGTAGGCTTCACCCATCAAAGGAAGTGGCATAGTGACAGGCGCAGCCACAGTTTGTGCAAGC